CAGCACTATCTAACAGATCAATCTGTGTGTGGAGTTCGTTAATCGCTGCCACAACTGTGTGTGCGACTGTTCCCATCGTTGATGCGTTTACTGTACCAAGGTCACTGTCTACTGCTGTTTTGTTTGCGTTAATTTGTGTCTCATGTTCGGCAATCGCAGTTACAATTGTCGATGCAGATGTTCCCATCGCACCAGCAGTAACGTTGCCCATCTCTGCATGTAGTTCGTTAATCGCCGCAACCAGAGTTGGTTTTGCAGTCGTGGTAAGATCTGTTCTAAGACCCACCGCACTATCAAGTGAAAGTAAAGATGTAGATATAACGTTACCAGTCGCGTTACTCATTCCTGTGATAGCCGCAGGCAAACCAGTATATGTTACAAGTCTATCTCTATCAGAATCTAACTCTTTTATTGCTGTAGAAACAGTAGATGCGGTAGTTCCCATTGCACCAGCGGATATCGTTCCAAGTTCTGCGTCCAATTCGTTAATCGCAACTACGACATCTTGATCGGCGGTAGTTGTCAGTGCGGATCTGTTACCCAATGCACTGTCTAGATTTAATACGGCAGTCGATAAGACGTTACCTGTACTGTTGTCCATTCCAGTAATTGCAGTAGGCATACCTGTATATGTTACAAGTCTGTCTCGGTCACTGTCTAATTCTTTTATTGCAGTAGATACTGTAGATGCAGTAGTTCCCATTGCACCAGATGTAATAGTACCTAGTTCTGCGTCGTGTTCATTGATTGATGCAACAATATTTTGTTTAGTAGTAGTTGTAAGACTGGCAGGAGCCCCAACATCACTATCAAGTTCGTTGATTGCCTGAACTAAATCAGAGTCACCTGTAGTGGTAAGGAGAGCAAGATCGCCAACCTTGTCGGTAAGACTATTGAATGTGTCTTTGAACTGATCGACTCTAGTGTCTAGTGTTATAAACTCTCTTGCCATGTTAACTCTTCTCTAGTAATTGTTTCAGTAACGATTTAATCTCACTTACTTCATTTTGCAACTCACTAATTTCATTCTCTTTATTCTTTTTATATTCTCGGATCTTCTTCAATTTATCAAATTCAGAAGTATTTATATTAATTATTGCACCACTTTCTGTGTCTCTTACAAAACTGTCACTGCCTTCAATTTTCAAATATGTTTTTGTCATTATGCTACCGCAATAGTCCTCAAGTCTTTGATACGTGGTACGTTGGAAGAATTCTGAGCTCCGAATACTAATTTTATCTGATATTGATCGAACTCTCTTTGATCCTTTGCAAATGTTCCACCCACAGTGTATCTGTAATCGTGGAATGTTTGTCTATTCACATCATTAGGTACATCGTTATCGGCAGGAACCAAAGCGAATGATTTCTGTTGAATATCAGAGTCCGTACCTGTTAGTGTGGATCTGAAGTAAACATCAATATGTGAACCATCCATTCTATGTCCACCAAACAAGATCTTCAGACCTGTCGCACCATTTTCTAGTTTTACAGGTTTGGTAATATGTTTGGCCAAAGACGATCCGTTCTTAGGATCTGTCTCTGCGACATAATTCAACGGTACATTGTACCCAGTAGTCGCTCCAGACGCCTGACGATCAACAACATTAGTAATTGCGATCAACTGCGCTCTTTGCATATCGATGACTGGAGATAACGCATTGTTACCAGCCAGTCCAGACATTGTTGCAGTAATTTTTGTAGACTCAGTTATACCAGCATAGTTTGCCTCATTAGAGTCTGTCAAGATCACACGTGGAAAATCAAACAATGTATCTCTATAGTTGTCTAGTTCAATTGCGGCTGGTTGAGCGCCAGGCGACTCTGTACCAGCAAGAGATGTGGTAGTTGTAAACACTCCACTGTATTTTGTTTCGCATGGTGTTGGAACAAATTCTGCGGCCTGTAATTGTACGAGATCCATTTTATACTGTCTCGTAGATGTCGCACCTGTTCCACCAAATGAAATCGCACTGTCACAATTGGAGTCTGCCTCAAAGGTTAGAGCGTTTCCGTCTACCCCTGTCACAGTTCTTTGACCCATGATACTACTTCCGAGAATACCATTATATGAAGATCCTGCCGTCAATCCTTGGATATTTACTTTTTCGTTGACTACAAACCCATGATTGTTCATAGACATTGTGATTGTTGCATCGCCCGCCGCACCAGCAAATGGATTGGTTCCTAGTGTTTGAACTGGTGGAACGTCGTCTTTGAAAATTGCAGTACCACTTGACGCAGTAAAACTTGCACGATATATTTTAAATTTAATGTCTGCGTTTTGTTCTGCGTGGTAACTTAGTCCAGCCTGTGACTTAAACATAACGCCTGGTTCGATCTGACGTGTAACTCTTTCCTGAGTAGTACCAAGTTTGTAGTCACCTACAAATGATGTCCAAACTTTGTATTTATTTTTAGCAGCAGTTCTCAGACAAAATGCATATTGTTGACCCCCATTGAGAAACATTGGTTCATCAAATACAAACTCTGTCTCAGTTGTGCCCGCCGCTGATGCGGCCGAACTCATTTGAGCGGCAGTCTTAACGACTACCGATCCAGGCAGATATTCTAAAGTGTTTGGACTTCCTTTTTCTGCTAGTCTAATATCAAGCGTTACAGGCAAGGTACTCGAAACTTCAGAGAAAAACAGGCCAACCTTTGTTATAAAGACACCATCTGGTTCTGAAACAAAGAACGTCTGTGCTAATGGGTGTATTCTTTTACTAAAATTATGATTGACTTCGTTTGCCATTATACTTCCTCAACTTTTGTTCTCAGTGTTTTTCCTAATTTAATTTTAGGTTTTTTAAGACATAGTACACTACCTAACATACTTGCTCCAATACCCAGTACCTTTAAACCAGTTTCAGATTTAATCATATTGGCCAACAATCGTGAATTAACATCAGTCATTGCCTTATTGATTATGTATGCACCATATGATCTACGTCTTGTACCTTGGAAATACATTAGAGCGTTTTGCACGTGTTTTTCTTCTAGTAGTCCATTTGTTGCGGCAGATCTTACAAAACCACCGTCACCGATAATTGATGTAGTACCAAATCCGTTAACTGTAAATGTACCATCTCCGTCAACCCATAAGTTATATACATTAACATCTGATTGTATCACATTTGGTTGAACCCATTTTTTCATTTTACCGAGCCATGGATATTTGTTTTCAACTTCTTCAGTATCTACAACCGCAAGAGTATTACCCATATACATTGGATGGTTTGTTGTCGCAAATGGTTCGTGATCAGCAGAAGGAGAATACAATTCTTTCCAAGGATTGTTTGGAACTCTTTCGACCCACATAACAGTGTTAATCTGTGAACGATCCCAGTTGAACACTCTATCACCGATTTTTACATCAATAATATTCTTCATTGAGTAATCGGCCATTTCGATTTGTGTGATATCTATAAAGCAACCTTCGCCGGGGTCTTTATTGTGAACAACCATTCCATCGGCGACATATGTATTATTTCCATCAAGTTTAAAGTTATACAGTTGTGTGCTTGAAGGAGCTGTATGTTTTTCTATAGATTCAATTTTTAACAATTCACCGTTATGCAACGAAATCATATCACCAACTTCAAGATTACCGACCATCTCATCTTTCATGTTAGGGTTTTCTTCAAAGGTTGCTTCTTGATTAATCGCTTTCCAACCACTCGGTGTCATAAATGGGTGTTCGGATGTAACAAATGGTTTACCGCCATTAAAGGCATACAGTGACCTCGTTCCAAGTTTTGGATGATCAAATTCCATAACAGTATTGATTGTATTATCAAAACCAATAAGTTTATCACCGATTTTTACATCTTCAATTTTATAACTTTCTTTACCAAACATTTCAATCATTGTACCGGCAACAAAACAACTGCCAGTATGGCCACATTTGGTGCCGTTCTCGTGAATACCACACTTATTGTGTGCTATGTAACCTTCACAGAAATATGTATTATCTCCGTCTAACAGTAAGTTATACAAAGTTGTTTGCGGATGTAAATCGACTGGTGTAAGATCAGATATTGTTTCTGTTCCATTTACTGTAACCAATTCAGATCCACTTCGAAGTTCACTAACATCTTTTAGTTCTTCTCTTACTACCTGAGCAAAAGTTGTAAACTCTCTTTCAAATAATGTTGTAGGATTAAATGCACCCCATCCGACATCTGGCCCCATCCAGAGTGGATGTTCTTCTGACACAAATGGTTCTTTACCATTCCAACCGTATACTAATCTATCGCCAAGTTGAGGTGTTTCTATTTCCATGACAGTGTTGAATTTACCTTCTCTAGTAGGTGATTTTACTTGATCACCGACAACAATTTCAGAGATTGGTTTTTCTGTACCATCTGCCATCGTTACTAGTGCGTGAGGCATGAAACAACTTGGTTCAACTTCTGAAACTTTAGTACCGATCAATGACGAGTCATCTACTGTACCACTTGCAAGTTGATATGTACGTGTTTCTAGATATTCACTTTGTGATTCTCTTATAGTACCTTCTGACAAGAACATAAACTTAGCAAAGGATGTGTATGTTGGAGTCGCGCCCTGTTTCGTAAACCTACTAGTGTCTTGTAATCGAAATTCCTTTTTACCCGATTTAAATTTAATACTAGAAGTGTGCGGTATCAAGAAATATCCTGAGATTGCACCGTTCGCATCTGTTCGTTTGTTTGCAGTCGGGCCACCTAATGCTGATGGATATTGTGTTGCAGTTCTAAATTTCTGCCCAACATCTAAGTAAGGGTTTCCTCTCTCCAGAGATGAAAATCTAACAAATCCGCCTACACCTGTTTCAGTGTTTACCCAATCGTCAACATTCTTACCATCAAAAAACGCAAAGTATTCTGTGTTTGGTCTTAGTCCTGTGGCGCGGAATGAAACAAATCTGGATCTCATATAAGGTTTAGAAACATAGTTTACTTTTGTATCACCAATTTTTTCTTGTACACTCGAAATCTTACTGATATAGTGTGACTGTGTACTAGATTTCTGATACGTATTAGTCGTCTGTTGACCAGCCGCAGTTGTACTACCACCAGAATTATATGTTCCACCTAGTTTTGTTTTGGAAGCAAATACGTGACCTTCTTTGTAGTCTTTAACATCATCTGCCTTTACACCTGACCAGTTAAAATCCCAACTGTTAAACTGTTTGGTTTGAGATTTGTCTAAAAGAGCGTCACCCTTGACAATTCTGTCTGGTAATGTTACATCATCATACCAAGCATCTGATGTTGGTGACATTTCAATATCACCTGTGATTATTTGTATATCAAAAGGATTGAGTGGCACTGCACGAGATGCAACCGACTGATTCTTCCAAACCGCATGACCGTAAGTTAACATAACTTTATCACCGACGAGAACTGTGTTAGTCGAACTATCCGCAGAATATAACAGTTCAATTGGTTTTGCCTCAAACTCTGGTCTTAATTCGTTTCTGGCAGGATCAATTGCAGCCCGATAATCAGGTAAGGTAGTATCTGAGAATGCGTGGTTTTTAAAGTCATCGGCAGTAATTCCCGACTTCAATCTATTTGCACCAGAACTATCCAGAACATCAAGTGTTGATGTTGCAAGTTCTAGTTGGTTCATTGCAACCACTTCTTCAAGTTCGTCAAGTCTGTGTTCGATATCCCCAATGTCTTTCATTGTAAATCTAGGATGATCGACGTAATCAATTGACAAGTCTTCATCATCTAACATATAAGGATTGATGTTGACCGTTGCAATTTTCATATATCCTGGCGTATCTGCCTTTGTTGAAAATCTAGGATTATCCGATGGATCTCCGAGATATATACCACAAAATCCAGACGCATTAAGGAATATTGTACCGGCTTGTCCTTGATAGTAAGTCTCATCTAGTGTGATACTATCGTTGTTTCTTGGAAGAGGAATAACTTTTTTTCCAGTTCCAGTAAAGTTGTTACCAGTATTATCCATTCTGGATCTGAAATCCAACACATCTCTAAGTTGAATGATATCCCCATTCGCTTGTCTGTGCGTTGGAATTAGATGATATGCAATCTGACCAGTATAAGAGTCTACTGAGAAGAAGTCTCCAGTACCATGTGCAAAATATTTGAATTCAACATAAACGTTTCCTGATGGCGCAGTTTTACCACCTTTTAGTATCAGTTTACCAGCATCATAGAAGTTATCTCTCTGACCATTATCCAGATCGTATCTATCTGAAATATCATTACCACCAGATGTACCATCTTTAATAACCGTGACTTCGTAAACATCTGCGTGTCCGAGAGGAACAGAGTTCGCAACACCATCTACCGTTGCTGGTGCGATTGTGGCTGTCGTACTAGTAAGTGTTTTGGAAGCAGGAGTTGCAGTTTTCTGTGCAAATACCGCAACGGCAATTGCAGTACTACCACCATCTGATCCCAATGCAACTGTAGTAGTTGCACCACCACTGTTAAGTGTATACGTAGGCGCCCTACTTGTACCATCACTATCGATGTTACAAACCCAGTTACTTGTATCAGTATATGTGTTACCAGAACCACCAATCAAAGATTGTGCAAGTGTTACGTTACCAGATGCGTCTGTAGTACCAGCCACAATTCTCTGTGTGGTCAATGTAATGTCTGTCAATGAGGCAGGACGTTCTTTTGGAAGATCAAAGAAGAGATTGTTATTTCTAACATCTTTCATTTCAGCGACGCCATTGGTCTGTTCTACGTTAAAGTAATCAGTCGTAGAAACACCCATTGATTTAGTCGCACCAAAGTTATATCCAACAACCATTTGTACATCCATAAGATATACTTTCCATTTTGCACCGAATGGTTCGATTGCTTTAATTCTTGCAGTACCAATTGAAGTGCTACCCCATGTAACCGCATTTTTTAATGTAATCGTGTCAAAAGTAGAGATCTTATCTGTGATCGTTTTACTGTTAAAGTTTGTTGCAACCACATAGTTACCAAAGGCTGGTATTGATACTCCGTTATTGATAGTTGCAGTTGTTCTAGGTTTAAGTTCTGTTACTGTTACAGGCGCTCTTTGGTGATAACGATGACCGTTAATATACGCCTTACCATCACCGATTGTCAAGTCAAATTTTTGATCGCTGTCTGCATTTGTTTCAAAGTCTATAAATGATCTTCTGACCACATAGTCACCAGATTCTTCTCTACGGTATGTAGCGAGAAGGCCATTCAGATTGTCATTCGTCTGAGTAGTACCACCAGGCCCCGCGAAGGCAATTTTACCATTCTCAATTGAACCCTGTTTGATAAAGTAATCACCGGCACTAATGTCTGCTTCGTCAATAAACGTAAGAGTAATTTTGTGTCTGTCTGCGCCAGGTGATGCAGTGTTTAGTGTTGCACCACTGTTATCAAATAATTGGTTATCGTCTGCTGAAGTTACAATTTCTTCAGTAACCTTAAATCCAACTGTTCCTGTATAGGTACTTGTATATTGAGATAGTGTCAGTGATTGCTCTGGAGCAAAAACAAAATGACCATCAAGATAAAATTTACCAGAGTTAATTGTTGCAATAGTACCAAACCCTTTTGTCGGATCTGCCGTACCACCACCAGAAAAACTTGTCAGTGTAGTGCCATCTGTACCAGTAAGAGTTTTACCGTCTGTAATTTTAATACCGTCATCTGCCTCACCAGTTGCATTGTTGGCATCTACATACGCGCCATACAAAGTCGCTTTGGTAGAACCTGTCGCAACGTCTACTTTACCAACTCTAAACTTTACACCTGTGTCAGATTCAGTAAATACTATTCCAACTAGATCTGTAGTTGGGTTTGTAAGAGAATCAATTGTTGTTCCTGATGTAGCGTCTAATTTAATAAAATTAACTTTATTGAGTACTGTTAACACACCACCCTGAGATGCCTGACCCTGAGAAAAAATAAACTGTGAATTCTGTGCAATGTCATTTGTAAGAATTGACTGCAACTGGTTAAGTTCACGTTGTTGCAAAGACCGAGCATTGTTGAAGAGGATTTTGTAATAGTTGTCACTGTCTCTATAATCGTCTTTATAGGTATTGGCGAACGTGTCTTTTATTATTTGTGTGGTCATTTTATTCCCTATACTTCTATAATAACTTTAATGTCTTCTGTTTGATCTGTCGAACGAATAACTTTTGCTCTGTTCTCAATATATAGTAAGTCTCCACTGAATGGATCTATCGCACCACTATTATTAAATCCACCTACTCCTGTTGCGGAGTCTGTGATACCGATACCACCACCAGCGTCTGTCACTGCCTCTGCGGCTTGGAATGGTGTAAACAATGTATCTTCGTTTTGATGGAACCAAATCTCATCTGAGTCTGTATCACCCACATATGCCTTTGCACCCGATGTACCCCCAGTCAACAAAGAACCTTTTGTAAAGTTCGAAGTTTTCTGGTGAAGTTTAAGTCTGCGTAATGCGTTACCACTTGTTGAAGTGTATGCAGTGCCCGCACTGTCTAATGGGTTTTTAAGAAGACCAATTTGTCTGAATGAAGTTCCAACATGGAATTCTCCATCTTCAGTACCAGCAGGTTGAATATTGAACATCATCGCTTTTGCACGTAGATCATCTCTTGCGTCTGCACCAAATCCCGCCTTTGGCCCTAGTCGAACTCTTGCGGCAGCACTTGTTGTTGGTGAACCCCCACCTGAGAATGCAACGTGTGCATAGTTATATCCTGTACCCATTTTCAGAGTAGACGCACTATCGTCGATTACAACTTTTGTAACCGCGCCACCTGATACTGTGGCAGATGCAGTCGCACCAGAACCATTACCAACAAGTGTTACAGTTGGTGCAGAAGAATATCCTGCCCCACCATTTGTCAGATCGATACCACAAATAGGACTTGCAACCGCACTATCCTGTACAGTCTTTTGTTGTACGTCTGTAGATGTAGATGTTATATTTCCAGATCCATCTGAATCTAGAATACGAACTTTCTTAACTGGTAAGAAATTTGCACTTGTAAAGTTAGTATTATCAATAACACCAACTGTGTATAAGAATTTCCATGCGTAACCATCACTTGTTGTGAATGGAATTTGGGATGTACCTGATGGCGCAACAGTCGATGCGTTTGCAACACCGTCTGCACCTTTTGATTGGCGAAGACATACATAAACTTGGTTATTGTCAATCATGGCATAGTATGGTGTGGCTGGGTGAGATACAATCGAGTCATCGTATTCACCGTAGACTGTACCTGATGACCAGTTGATACGAGGAATAACAAAAGAATAGTTTGCGGCCAGTTTTGCACTCTGCATACTAAGTCTGAAATCTCTTTCTTCTCTCTCAGTTATCTGAGGAGTTGTCGCAGTATCAGAGTCATTCCAATCTTCACTTTTACCGATACCGATATAGTACTTAGTTGCGGCGGAGTCTGCGTCTGCCTTCAACTGTGACATGAAGAGTTTCTTTGTGTTTTGTGTAATTATAGCTGCCATGTTTTATCTCTCGTTTATGCTACAGTAAGTGCTGGAACTGTACCAGATGTTGCCTGATTGCAAAGTACCCAAGTCAAACCAGTCCATATGAGTTCTGCTACTGCGTATTGTGCAAGTGCAACAGTAGATCCGTTTGCAAATGTTGCTGGAGTAATTGTTGCAACACCAGCACCTATGTTAATAAATTTTTTCATTTGACCATTCTTATCACCATCAATCAATGATATTGAAATTGCACCACCATTATTTAAAAGTGTAAGTGGAACCAATGCCGACGCTGCACCAGTACCAGTAACCGTTTCCAAGGTCATTGATACTTTGGTTGCAAGATCAATTGAACCTGTACCTTTTGCCTTTAGTGTCAATCCTAAGTTAGTTGCACCATCTGGTTCAATTATAATTGGGTTTGATGATGCAGAGTTTGTTACAACCAAGAAGTTTGCCGCAGAACCAGTCGCAGGCGTTTTGATCGTTTCGTTACCATTGGTATCTGTAAACTGTAATACTTTTGGTGTCGTAAGAGTAGGACTTGTCAATGTCTTGTTGGTCATAGTTACTGTATGATCTTTAAAGACAAATTCATCTGCACTGCCCAATAACGGTAATGTGACAGTTCTATCTGCCGCAAGTTCACTTACTGCAAATACATATTGATGGTTTGCTGAAGTGTCGTTAATCTGTGGTGTAGTAATTACAGGTGATGTTAGGGTTTTATTTGTTAGTGTCTCGGTTGCAGTGATAAGAGAAACAGTACCAGTTAGATCTGGAAGTGTAATTGTTTTGTCACTGGAAGTCGTATTGGTAAATGCAAGAGTCGTTTCAAAGTCATCTGGACTTGAACCCTCAGATATAATAGAGGAAGCCCCCAACGTGATAGTAGACGATGGAGAATTACTGTCACCCAAAATTGTATAGATTTCACGGAAATTGTTATTGATCTTGTTGGCAGCATCACGAAGTGTGTCACCTGTATTGTCGTTTGCCAACGTTCCGTTATTAATTGTCTCTCTTGCCATTTTTTAACCTTACTGAGTTAATCTTATTTATAATAGTTATTATGCGGAATCAGTATAATATTTGAAATCATCTGCGTCAATGGTAACCTGACCATCAGACATTCTAAGAACTCCAAGACCTTCTGGTGATCCATCACTGTCCATGTCGAATGTTTGTGAGTTAACACGTACAACGTTGACAATATTCTCGAATGTGTTATCCAAGTGACGGAGTGTACCAAGTACGTTAGTATCACTATCTGTTCCACCGATTGTCGCATAGTATCCAAAGGTGGACTGGTCAACATCAATTCTGTATCTACCACCAGGCGTTGAACCTTCACTATCGTATGGTTTCGATGTTGTACCTATAATACCAGTTACCGATGACAATGCACGTGGTGAGAATAGTGCCTGACCTTCGAATGTTGGTATGTTAGTATCCGCTATTGAAATAGGCATATTGTCAAATGATATATCTGCGTTTTTACCTTCAATAAGAACTGATGCACCAACAAACATTCCGCCAGGGTGTGCAAACAATTTGTACATATCCAACCAGTCAGAGGATGATATACCGATCTTAATCAATATGGCCCAGAACTGAAAGATTGTATCGTCTGTTATCTTTAATCCACTCTCGGGCCCAATGTTATCACCGACTTTCATAACCAAGTCTTTACCGTATACAATTTCTGGTGTTTCACCAAAGAATAGACGGAAGAAACGCTCTATACCAAACTTAGTACCCTTGGATCTGTAGAAGTTGTTTGATAACTCAGATCCAACTCTTTTGTCTATCGCACCACCTTGTGTCGTGTAATTTTGACCCAACAAAAGTTCGTCTTCGATGAACGTCAGATTTTCTATATCTGTTTCTGTAACATCTCTCAAAGTCGGTAAAGATTTTAATTGATAACCAAAGTTTCTGTCACTATCCCAACCATAAGTTACAAGTCCACCTGTCGCTGAGTCTGCTTCAAACGCACGTTGTGAGTATACCTGTTCACCTTGATTTGAAAAGGTGTGGTCAGAGTCTAAGGTATTATAATATGTTTCCAAGAAAGAGACAAGTTTTGGATACTCTTGTTTGTAATGATCTGGAAGGACATCCTTTACCAAACTTCCAACAAGACTTATCTCTCGTCTGTTTAAATCTTTGAGAGTACGATCAGCCATTATTAATTATCCGCAGTTATTTCGACGGCTTGTATTCTAGATTCTTCTGTATCATAATATAAGATATTATTTCGTGTTGGAGATATCGCAGATTGGTTGGCAGGCAGAACTGATATTTTAATAAATCCACCACCGCCTAAAAGACCAGTTGGTCTGAAAGAAACGATATTGACGGTTCTATTAGTTGCATCATAACTACCTATGTTGTCTACGACCACTAGACCATTACCAGCATTTATCACCTGTAATTTGTTAGTAGAACGTCCAACACCACCTGTTGCATATGTTTCGTTAATAATTCTACAAGTAACACCATCGACTGTAAACAACCCAGATCTAACAACATAATCTTCTTCGGTAGGTGTTTTAGAAGGAATAGGTTGAGAAATATCCGATGGAAGTGTAAGAGTAAATGTATTATTTACGTTAATTGTCGGTTCAATTCTCTGTTGCATTCTTACAACAGACCGAGAAGATAAAACAGCAGGACTTACTTCATCCACCAAGGTCAACAGGTTAGATCTTCGGAAAGATTGACCAAATTTACCTAGAGTTTTAGTAAAATAATTACTTACTTCTGTATTGATAAGTGTAGAAACTGCATTGTTAGACAAAGATGTCAACCTCGGATTGATCTGATAGAATATGTCATTTTCGATAAACGTTTCTACTGGATCACTAAATTCTATTCTGAAAGATATTACGGCAAGTTGATCTACCAAATCTCTAATTGAGTCTTTAGTCGCTTCTTGTTTTACTACCGATACATCATCTTCAAAGTCAATAGACGTGAATACTGTACCAAATTTTGGATTATAATCATCCTCTCCACCCCAAGATACGATATCATTAATAAGTGTTGAGAAGTTACGTAAAATGATCGAAGTATAGTCAGCTGCAGTCACCATTCTATTTTGTGTTGCATATTGAAACGGTGCATTTGTTCTAATTGATTCTATAGATTCTCTTTCATCTCCACCTGTAGATTTTGTCGCATTAGAAACTACCAAATTAAAAGAAGATCCCGAAACAGTAATTGTACTAGACGGATTGAAAAGTGTTGCACCATTTGCAGGAGCCCCACTTGTTGAGATATATTCTAATTCAATCGCGTTACCAGCCTGTGGTACTCTACCTAAAACACCAGCAGTTTGACCTGATGCCACAGAACCAAAAGATAATTGATAAAAACCATTTGGTGCTTCTTTCATAATATAAATTAGGGAGTTTGTATTAATCGTAGTTGCTTGAGTTATGTTTTGATACACATCATTTGTACTTGCACCATATGTTGGATATACTCTTACAATAGCGGTGTCAGTATCCATGCTCAAGTCTGGTATGATATACACGTCTGCTTCGTTGTATTCACCCACCAAAAATGTTTTGATTTTGGTAGTACCTTCAAAGATGGGAAGATTGGAAGATCCATCAGATGTTTGGAATACATAAACACCAGCGCCGTCATCTGATGCAGTAAATACTTCCTTTGTTTGAAATGTGTAAGATATTTCATCAACTGTGGTTGTAAATTTTGTAAAGGCTGGCAAGTCTACAGTAGAAGGTCTACCATCTAAAGCAGATAAGTTAACCGCCACTTTAACCGTAGATTGTGAAGAAGTCTTACTGTCTGGAACATATCCAATACCAGTTGCAAGTGATACAACACTTGATCGTAGTTGTGCAGTACCAAGAAATGATTCGTTCAATGCAAAGTTAGATGTAAGACCATTGATATGCGTGTTGTATGCAAGAACGTCAAGGATGTTATTAAGACCAGAGGCTTCAAAGTCGTAGTCTTTGAATTCCGTCTGTGCTTTCAAGAAATCTCTCAAATTTGCTTTAATATTTTGAAAGTCTAGTGCAGTTGATTTTATAGTTGTTGCCATGTTACCTTAACCTTGCCAGTACGATTGAAACCGATACTTCCTCTTGGGTGTTTATTACTTGAAATACTATTGTTACATCTATAGAATTGATATCGGGGAGAGAATTCGCCAGAACATTTAACACCCTTGCTCTCGGTTCATATTTGTTGATAGATGCGATTACCTGATCTTCAATCTCTTCCTCTGTGTCTGCATCCGCTAATTCAAATAACATACCTTGAATATTGGCGCCAAAATCTGGGAGAAAGGGTTTCTCATTTAGATTGGTCATACACAAATTCTTAACCGCTTGTTTTACTGCAGCCGCATCTTCTTTCTTAAAGATGTCTTTACTAACTGATTTACTAGTAAAGGTCAAATCGATGTCGATATACTTCCTTTTCCGACTACCAAAAATAGTCGAGACACTAGTATTACCATCCTCTACTGAAAAAGTTTTTGCCATCGAATTCTCTTTATTTTACCTTTATTTATAACACAAATCAGAAGTTCTGTGAAACATAGTCATCTAAACTTATCTCACCCCTCTTCAATGCACTTGGTACTCCTGCTGGGAAACTCTTAGGCCAGAAGTGACCACTGTCACCGTCGAGAGAATTATTAAATCCGTGTTTATTAAATGCTCTTCTCATTCGACCAGTATATTCCTGTACACCTCTATTACCAGCATCGTATTTTCCGTTAACATATATTGTAACATCAATTGCAGATGCCCAGTTATGCCACGAGTTACCACCTGACGCGGCTCTAATACCTTTTGCTTTCAACGCATTTGACCTCGCCTTAGATCTGAATGCCTCTGATATATTCATATCTCTATTGTCATTAAAGTTATCTTTGAGATATTGTTTTACCCCTTCTGCAAATGCGCCACGCAAGCCTGGATGACATTCATTAATTTTATTTGCAATATTTGTAGCATATTTTGACGGTGCAAAATCTGCAGCGGTAAACGTTCCACCTTGTTTATATGGTGGTGGTTGTTTAATTGCTGCTGCACCATTTGTCAATGTAACTTCTGCAAGATCTGAGTTGGTTAAAACTGTATTGTTATATACTGTTTCCAGTTGCAATTTTGGTGGCCCTTCAGATTCATATGTTTTATCAATCTCGGGCATCTCTACAATAATTTGCGTATTAATTGTTTCTTGTGGCGACTGTGGATTGGGTTCCATCGAATCATAATCCAAAGAGATTTTTTCAAAGAAAGGAAGTTGGTCTTGTAGATGAGCAGCAAATTCATATGAAACGTCCATATTATTTCTGTTTTGATCATCATACAATTCATACACGATTATTAGACCTCTACTTCTTTTATCTGGTATACTATCAGCAGCCACACTTTCTGACTTTTCTTTATCTGCGTGTGCATCTCCAACTACTAATGGTTTATAGATACCTTCAGTTACCACTAGTTTATGATTTACAAATCTACCAGTATCCGCTCTTGCGAGTTTTAATACTTCTGCTTGGAGCATCAATTGTCTTACGATATCTGCTCTTTCTTCAAATGTGGGTAAGTGATTTAAAGTAGATGCACGGCCGTCTTTATTAAACATGAATGTCGATACTGGAATACCTTTTGCAACTAACGTTTTCATGTTAATAGCAGTAACACCTTCTCCACGTGGATTTATTCCATTTGGATCATATAGAGGATCTGGTAAAAATTTCCGTATTTCTTTTCCACCTGATATTCTACCTACATTGCCAGAATAACCACTAACATCATATGGAAGTCTACTAGTACCACCACTTGTAACACGCCCCATCGCAGGCGGTGTTTTGTTGAAATAACTTTGTGATATGACACCTTCTTCAACCAATTTGGTGAGTAGTTCTACGTCTGCCGCCTGTGATGCGTCCTTTAACAACGCCCGGGCAGAGGCGGTAGTATGTTTAACTCTAGTAAGTTTTCTTTTGATTTCACCGTCTGCATCAATTGATACTTTCTTAACACCTCTAGGATCACCTGTGAGTAATGCCTTTACAGAATCAGTGTCAGGCCCTTTACCATCTCTGATAAGATTAGTCGCAGTATTTGTCACACTATATCCACCAGCGGCTGCAGCGCCTATTCCAGCGGTAGCCGCTTTGTTTGCGTCAACCGCTTCTTTCGCAGTACCCACGCAAGCCTGGGTGACATTCATTAATTTTATTTGCAATATTTGTAGCATATTTTGACGGTGCA